CCCTGGCGCCATGACGCGCGAGATCGTGCAACGGCACGGTGAGGCGAACCTCGGCCCGGACCTCGTGAAGAAGCTCGCGCGGTTCGAGGAGTTGAAGGGCGCGAAGCCCGAGACGGACACGCAGGCGCAGAACAAGCAGGTCGAGGGTAAACCCTGGACCATGAGCAAAGAGCAGATGAAGAACCGCAAGGGCCAGATCACGACGCAGCCACCTGAGTACCGCGCCGAAGGCAGCCCTGTTGAAGGTGAGCTGTCGCAGGAGGAGATTGATGCAGCAAGCAAGCCTGCGTTCGTGACTCCCAAGTCTGGCAAAGGCCGCAAGCAAGGTGAGATCAGCAAGCAGTTGAAGTCTGGTGACGCGTATGTAAACATGGCCAAGGGCTTGACAGAAATGCCGTATAACTTGGCAGGCGCGCCTATGGATTTGGTAATGATGGCGCGTCAGGGCTTGACAGGGCAAGCGCCTGAAGGTCAGGTAGGTACAAGCGACTACATCAAAAGCAAGATGACAGAGCTTGGCATTCGCCCGGCACCTCCTAGTGATCCAACCTCCAAGGGTTTTTACACAGCTGGTGATTTGTTGTCTAACCTGGTCAACCCTGCAGCTGTGCCGCGCAAGGTTGGCCCAGCAATTGAAAAGGGCGTCAAGGCGGGTGCCACGGAAGTGGGCCGTCAGCTAGACCGCGCTATTCTTGACGATGCAGGACCCTTGTCAAAGTTTGTGCCTCAAGCTGCCAAGCCTTTGTACGCTGTGCGCCCAACTGGCAGCACGATAGTCAGTGGCCCTATAGGCATGAAAGAAAGTGTCAGCGGCGTTGACAACATCTTAAACAGGGGCCTTGAAAACGCTAAGACGGTAGCAGGCCAGAATGATGGTCAAGCACTGATCATTCAAGACTTCTGGGACAAGAAGGCACGCAACTACTTTACTCGCCAGTTTGGTACACCGGATGATCCTATTGCAAGAGGCATTGCCAACAAGCAAATCAGAGGCTCGTCTTTGGAAGAAGACTTTCCTGAGTACCTGATTGACCAGATTGCAGCAGGCAAGACACGCGTCAAAGAAGGCGTCAGGCCAGAGGGTTTTGTCGGCCCAGGAACACCCGAGTCAAGGTTCTTTCCCAAGTACCCACGGGCCATGGACGACTTTACAGCTCGTTATGACAAAGCCACAGACCTTAAGGGTGTTGTGCTTACCTCTGACCCGGCAGCAGCTAGGCCAGAGTACAGCAATCTTTTGTCTGAACAAGGCAAACAGTTGGGACGTACCGCTCAAGTAGCCGAAGAAGACAAACTACTTATGCAAGGTCTTCGCCCTGAACTGATCAATGCCAATGTCGGAACCATAACCCGTTCACCAACTGACTATGACAGGGTTATTGGAGACCTTAATCGATCGGCGGAGGATTTGTTCAAGGCTTACAAAGAAGCAAGCATGATGAACAAAATGGACAAGCCCGAAAAGACCAATTGGATTAACCAACTTATGGGACAAGGTCGAAAGATCATGGGCAAGACTGAGGATGAAGTAGTCCAGAACATGCTTCCTGAAAACATCATGACGGCAATCAACAAAGGTGAGCCTGTTTATGACATGCAGTACGGCCTCCAAAAGCCACTGCAAGCAGTGTTTGATCCAATATCAATTAACAAGTACTTGGCCAGCATCCCACCACGCGAGGCAGCCAACATTCGTTTTGAAGATGCCATCAAGGGCGCGCTTAAGATGCGCGAACAAGCTGACCAGCGCGCAATGCTGGTTGACCGTATCAAATCAGGCAAGCCCGTAGCAGACTCCGTGTTTGCCAAAGGCGTTAGCGCTCCGCTGCTGCAGTTTGAAGAAGGGCCATATAAAGGTTTTGCTTGGAAGCGTATTGAAGACCGTGCGGCTACTGTGCCAGAAGGCGCATACGTCGGTCACTCAGTTGGCGGATATGAGACAGGTGGCGCAGGCTACTCCGCTGACAAGCGCGAAGGCTTTGGTACAGGCAAGTGGCAGGTATATACTCTACGTGACAACCGTAATAGACCTGTCAACACAATTGAGGTGAAGATGCTAGATGAGTTCACACCTGTTGTGACGCAGATTAAGGGCAACGGACGCGCCTCTGGCAACACTGCGCCAGAGAAATACGACGGCGCTGTGCTTGATTTTCTACAGAAGTACCTCAAGCCATCGTCTATTGAAGAGTCGGATAGCCATTTGACGCCTTTGCTGCAGAAATACAAAAAAGGTCTTGGCCCAGACGCACTGGACAAGCTGAACTTCATCTAAGGAACACACATGGCAATCGAAAAAGCACTCAACCAAATGCCCTCACTTGAAGTGATTGTGGGCGGTGGTGGCATACCAAAGCCTCAGACAGACATTGAAATCATCATTGAAGAAGACGGTGGTGCAATCGTTGAGATGGGCGAGAAGGATGCAGAGGAAGTCGACTTCTACAGCAACCTGGCAGCGGTCATTGAGCCGGACGTCTTGGCCCAAATTGGCATTGAAGTGTCGTCTTTGTTTGAGGCCGACAAGGGTTCCCGCTCCGAGTGGGAGCAGATGTATGCCAAGGGCCTGGACCTCTTGGGTTTCCGCATGGAAGAGCGCACCAAACCCTTCCGTGGCGCGTCGGGCGCGACCCATCCTATGCTGACCGAGGCCATCATTCAGTTCCAGGCACAGGCCTTCAAGGAGCTAATGCCTGCTGGCGGCCCTGTTCGCAGCCAGATCATGGGCAAAGAGACGGTCGAAAAGTTCCAACAGGCCGGCCGTGTGCAGGACTTCATGAACTACCAGATCACTACGGTGATGGAAGAGTACACGCCTGAGTTCGACCAGCAGCTTTTCTACACTGGCTACGGTGGCTCGACCTTCAAAAAGGTCTACTACGACTACCAACTGGGCCGCATGGTGTCAAAACTGTGCCTGGCAGACGATGTTTACATCCCGTACAACGGCTCAAGCGTCGTATCCCAGTGCCCACGCTTGACTCACCGCATTGCAATGGACTCAAACGAGTACCGCAAGCGTGCTTTGGCCGGCGAATACCTCGATGTGTTCCTTGATACCTTCGCTTCGCCTGCTGATGCAAGCCAAATTCAGGAAGCTGTCGACAAAGTTACGGGTATTCAGCCCACAGATGACGTTGGTGAGATATTTTTGCTCGAGCAATTGGTCGATTTGGACCTCAAAGGCTTTGAGGACATGGACGAAGACGGTGAAATGACCGGAATCAAGCGTCCATACGTAGTTACTCTTGCAGAAGACACCCTTAAGGTGGTCGGAATTCGTCGCAACTGGAAAGAAAACGACGAAAGATGCACGCGCCGCAACTATTTTGTGCATTACGTGTTGGTCGAGGGCCCTGGAGCTTACGGCTTGGGCTTTGTTCACCTCATTGGAGGCCTCGGAAAGGCCGCTACGAGCGCTTTACGTCAACTGATTGATGCAGGTACGCTCGCTAACCTGCCTGCAGGCTTTAAAGCCCGTGGCGCGCGGATCGCGGACGACTCCAACCCCATCCAGCCGGGTGAATGGCGTGACATTGACGCTGGCGGTGCAGAACTTGCCGCCTCTTTGCTGCCTTTGCCCTACAAAGAGCCAAGCCAGGTGCTGTTTGCACTGATGGGCTTCCTGGTGGACTCAGGCAAGCGCCTGTCCAGCACTGCCGACATGCAAGTTGGCGACGGCAACCAGTACGCACAGGTCGGAACGACGCTGGCGCTGCTGGAACGCGGCTCTATGGTCATGTCCAGCATCCACAAGCGCTTGCACTACGCACAGACGCTTGAGTTCCGCTTGCTGTTCGAGGGTTTTGGCCAGTACATGCCGGACGAGTACCCCTATGACGTGCCAGGCGCGAGCCGCAGGATCAAGAAGGCTGACTTTGACACCATGGTGTCGGTGCAGCCCGTGGCAGACCCCAACATCTTCAGCTCTGCACAGCGTATTCAGCTTGCACAAATGCAGTTGCAGCTGGCTCAGAGCGCGCCTCAGATGCACAACATGTACGAGGCCTACTACCGCATGTATGCGGCCTTGAACATCCGTGATATTGACGGTGTACTGCTGCCGCAGAACACCAACATGCCGCGTGACCCTGCGTCTGAGAACAGCGATGTGCTCAATGGCATGAAGCTCAAAGCCTTTGCCGGCCAGCAGCACGATGCGCACATTGCAACGCACTTGATGATGGGCATGTCGCCTATTTTGCAGGCCAGCCCAACGTCTGCTGCTGAATTGCAAAAGCACATCCTGGATCACATCCGCCTGCGTGCGGAAGAGGACATGGAAGCCGAGTTGTTCAAGCAGTATGGAACCGATCCAGACCGCATGGTCTCTGCTATCCAGCGCGAAGGCATGGTCGCCATCAACATTGCCATGGGCATGAAGGAAGTGCGCGACATGCAAGACACGTTTGCCGGTGGTGACGGCCCTGATCCCTTGGTGCAGATCAAGGAGAAGGAAATTGCCCAGCGCGCAGAGGCAGACAAGGCCCGTATTGGCATTGACCAGCAGCGCCTGGCACTGGACCAGCAAAAAGCGCAGCAAACCAATCAGATCAACATGCAGAAGTTGCAACTGCAGCAAGCCAAGGTTACCCAACCCCAACAACCAGGAGGCCAGTATGCCGCTTAAAAAAGGTTCCAGTAGGAAGACGATCAGCTCCAACATTGGAGAGATCGTTCGCGACTACAAACAAGACGGGATGATCGGTACCAGCAAGCCAAAGAGCAAAGCTGCTGCCGTGAAACAGGCCGTTGCTGTTGCGTACAGCAAGGCAGGCAAAACAAAGAAGATGGCCAAGGGCGGTGATGTCATCAAGTCACCTCCTGGTGTGCAGGGGCCATATAAGGTTGTAAAAAAGAAAGACGGCAACCGTCCAGTTAAGATATACTAATTCGTGAGTAAGTGCTAACAGACGGAGCCTTGTACCGTCTGCTTTTCATGGAAACACCATGCTTGAATTTGCAGAAGCAGTTCTGAAAGAGATCAGGAAACTCCAGGATCAATCCAAACAGATTGTCCTGAACGGAACCATCACAGACATGGAGCGGTATCGCTTCATGATGGGTCGCCTTGAGGGTTTGAGAATGGTTGAAGACTCCGTGA